ACGCCGCAGTCGTCAATTTTGGCACCGAACGACAGATGATTGACATGAAAAGGCTCTACTCTGAAGAGTCTAAGTCAATCACAAATGAAGTCTTGAAGACTGTCAAGGCAAACTACAAGGAAATGGCAGGTGAAAGCTTGTCAGCCAAGGAAGTGTCTTCGACTGACAGCCTGGAGATCATCGGCTTCAACGTCCACAATCCACGCCGCACCGCCTACTATCGACGCAAGACGGTGTTTGAGATCGGTTGATGTCTGAATCGAGCGTCGCTAAGAAACCCCCGGAAAGGGCGATGTCTCGGGCCGAACAGGTTCAAGAGATCATCAAGTGCGGAAAGGATCCCGAGTACTTCATCAAGAAGTATGCGAAGATTCAACACCCGACTCGTGGCACGCTACCGTTCGAGACGTATCCTTTTCAGGATGAGTGCTTAAAAGAATTTGAGCAGCACCGCCTTAACATCGTTCTAAAGTCCAGACAGCTAGGCTTGTCAACGCTTTGTGCGGCATATGCCGTCTGGTTGGGAATCTTCTACAAGGACAAGAACATTCTAGTCATCGCGACGAAGCTTCCTACCGCGATGAACTTCATCAAAAAAGTCAGATTCATCATCGAGAACATACCACCGTGGTTGTTGCTTCCGAAGTTTGAGCCGACCAAGCAATCGATCAGCTTTAGCAATGGTTCTCAAATTGCTGCAATTCCGACTTCTGATGACGCCGGACGTTCTGAGGCGCTGTCGCTCCTCATCATCGATGAGGCGGCATTCATTCGTGATTTTGATACGATCTGGACCGGTCTAGCACCTACGTTTTCAACGGGTGGTAGCGCTATCATTCTGTCAACCCCCAACGGTGTCGGTGGTCAATATTACCGACTCTGGACTGAGGCCGAGGCTGGACAGAACGATTTCAATCCGATCAGAATTCCATGGGACAAACACCCAGAACACGATCAAGCATGGTTCGATAAAGAAACTCGATCGTTGCCTAGGCGAAAAATTGCACAAGAGTACTTGTGTGACTTCATCTCATCGGGTGATACCTTCCTTCAACCCAATGATCTTGAGGACATGCGTGCGCAGATCATGGATCCGGTCGAAAAAGCTGGGCATGATCGCAATGTCTGGATTTGGTCGCCTCCCGTCGTCGGTCACACCTATGTCATCTCGGCTGACGTTTCTCGTGGAGACGCAGGTGACTATTCAACTTTTCACATCATCGACACCGTTGACTGTGAAGTGGCAGCTGAGTACATGGGCAAAGTCCCACCTGAAAAACTGGCTGAAATGCTGGCAGAGTGGGGTAAAAAGTACAATGAGGCCCTGATCGTACCTGAGAACAATACGTTCGGTTATTTCGTCAACACGAAATTGCGGGACATTCTCAATTACAAAAAGCTGTACTACCCGAACAACAAGGGCGATCCCTTCAACTACATCCCGATCGATTCTAACGAGTTGCCTGGATTCCCGACGAATCAAAAGACTCGGGTTCAGATCCTGACAAAGCTCGAGGAATTGATTCGTAGTAAGACGTTGAAGTCTTATTCGCGGCGTCTTTACGATCAGCTACAGTCGTTTATCTGGAACGGTAACAAGCCGATGGCCGGCAAGGACAGTCATGACGACCTGATCATGAGCCTCGCCATCGGTTGTTGGTTGGTCGAGGGCGGTGAAGGCGTCAGTGAGGCAGCGAAGGCCATGGCGTATGCCATGCTTGACGCAACGAGGTGTCATCGTCGTGACATTAATGCGATGCCGGGTAACATCAACGAGGCACAACCTCTGGTGAATCCAAACATCAAGGGCGTTAATCCTCGGAGCGTGTATCGTCCTCAAGATCCATCAACTATCGCACCGACTAATCCAATGCAACGAGATGTCAGTGACTTCAACTGGCTGTTGCGATGATACTTAGAACGAAGGGCTAGCTATGACGTCACCCAAGATCAGTGTATTGCAGCTGCGCCGCCTCATCCGTGAGGAGGCGAAGGCACAATCCGTCCACGCCGCGAAGGCCGCCGTTTCAGGCGCTGCCAGTAAGCTGTTGGGCGCGATTGACGACTTTAAAGAAAAAGCAACTCCTGCCGCTCTGGGCGCAGCGACTCAACACATGGCTGAGCTTGAAAAGTTGCTCAATCATATGACAGATGCCCCTGGCGCCTACATCGAGAAGCAGAAGGTTGAGCCACGACAAGTCTCTTTGAGGGCCGTCAGTAACGACTGATAACACCGAAGTTGTACGATGATCGGAGGCCCCAACAGAATGGAGGGGCACAAAAGATGGCAAGAGAACCTAAGAGCCTATTTCGAAGACTGACCCGACTGTTCCGTAGCGGACCGGTCGTCAAGCGCAAGATCAGAGCGCTGGACACGACGATCGCGGTCGCGGACAAGACGAAGTCTTCCGGAACCCTTCTCTTTCAGAAGTCATTGTCGCCGACGTACGCGACGATCACCTCTAACGCATACAACTTGAGTGAGCGCTTGATGCGCTACCAAGACTTCCAGGAGATGGAATACACTCCTGAGATTGCGGCTGCTCTTGACATCTACGCCGACGAGACGTGTGCTCAGGATGAGAAAGGTCGCGTTCTCCACATCTACAGTGACAACGAGAAAATTCGGGAGCTCCTGGAGGACTTGTTCTACAACGTTCTGAATGTCGAATTTCAGATGCGTTCCTGGGCACGTAACCTCTGCAAGTACGGTGACTTCTTCCTCTACAATGACGTCTCACCAGAGTACGGCGTCATCAATGCCTTTCCGATCCCGGTCAATGAGATTGAACGTGAAGAGAATTACGATCGTGACGATCCTTTTGCTGTTCGTTATCGGTGGGTCACTCTTGGCAACCGAACCCTCGAGAATTGGGAAGTCACCCACTTCCGATTGCTCGGAAACGACATGTTCCTTCCATACGGGTCCTCGATCATCGAACCCGCTCGACGCATCTGGCGACAACTGATCCTGATCGAAGATGCGATGTTGGTTTATCGGGTTGTCCGAGCGCCCGAACGTCGTGTTTTCTATATTGACGTTGCTAACATCCCGCCGGCTGAAGTTCCTCTCTATATCGAACAACAACGTGCGAATCTTCGTACTGCGTCGGTTGCAGACCGACAGACCGGTAGAGTTGACCTACGTTACAACCCGATGTCGGTTGAAGAGGATTACTTCATTCCGGTTCGCGGCGGTGAGTCTGGTACTAAGATCGACACCCTGCAAGGTGGACAGAACACGGCGGCAGTTGAAGACGTCGCCTACATTCAGAAGAAACTCTTCGCCGCCCTGAAGATTCCTCGAGCCTACTTGGGCTATGATGAGATGTTGTCAAGCAAGGCAACATTGGCACAAGAGGACATTCGATTCAGTCGAACCATCGCCGTAATCCAGAAGACGATCATGGCTGAGCTCAATAAGCTAGCCATCATTCACCTCTATGCCCACGGCTATGATAACGAGGATCTGCAGAATTTCACTCTGCGCCTCAGCAATCCATCGACTGTCGCGCAACAGCAAAAACTCGAGCTCTGGCGCGCCAAGTTTGAAATCGCAGGTTCGGCTCCGGAAGGAACGGCTAGCAAGGCTTTCATTCGCAAAGAGATCTGGGGATTGAATGCCGAACAGATTGAACAGCTTGATGACGAGAGATTGACTGAGAAAAAGATTGACGCTCTCATCGAGGCCGCCGGCACGCCAGGCGGCGATGCTGACGCCGGAGGAGCTGACGCAGGTGGGGCAGACGACCTCTTTGGTGGCGGAGACGATGCCGGCGCAGGAGCACCGGAAGGTGGAGATGAAGCCCCACCTCCTGAGGAAAATGCCGGAGAGACTCCTGAGGAGGAAGAAGATCCAGGACGTCAACTCATCACCGGTGGCGATGATAATGATGATGATGAATCATTCTCGTTGAAATTAAAGGGATTGCAGGACAAGCCCGTCAAGGTCTCTACGCAGCTCGACAAGGTTCTTTATAATCGAGGCCGCCGTCGAACACACGGTGCTAGTAAGACTCACATGCCCGACTTTGCCAAGATGACGGGAAATAACAATCGTGCGATGGAAGATCCGTACGACCAAGACTGGATCAAGGCTGCGATTTCGAATCCATTTGGAGAATCAACTCGTTCTACGCCCAGGTCGAACCTCAAGCTACCTCATGACGTTACTTCAACCCTGAAGAGAATGTCATCCGTTGTCAAGTTCAACAATCGACAGACAGATGTCCTTCTTGAAGGAAAAGACATTCAAGATGAGATCGATCAAGGGTCTGACATGTTGGACATCGACCAATTGATTGAGAGCAGCGGATCAGTATCGCGTGAACAGCTGAATGAGGGCGAGCTATTTAACAGAGTCGACGAAGAAGACGACGAGGTTGACGAATGAGCAGCAAGGGCCACAATAAAAAGAGGAACACCGGGCTCCTTTATGAGTTCCTCGTCCAGAGCATTTCCAAGGCGCTGGTCGACGGCGACCAAAAGAAATCTGCGGTTGCATTGAAGGTCATCAAACGACACTTCAAGCCCGGAACCCAACTCTACAAAGAGTATCGGTTGATCAACTCTTTGGTCAAAACGACCGTCTCTAGCGAAGCCGTTGCTGGGTCGATCCTACAGGAAGCAAAGACCGCCGCCCGATCGTATGATTTCAAAGAGCTTGATCGTGAAAAGTCTTTATTGATCAGTAACATCAACAAGGCCATCAACGATCAGGACTTCTACGACCAGCAAGTTCACGAATACAAGATCTACGCGACCATCCAGACTTTGATCAATGACTGGCGAAATCCGGATCGAGACCTTTCTCGTCTGGCACAATACGAGGATCAATTGGTGAAGTGGTTGGTGACTGAGAAGGTCGAAACCGCTGACTCTGCAGTGCCGGACGACAGCCCAGGTGAAGCTCGTCTCTTGATGAAGGTCATGATGCGAAAGCTCAATGAGAAGTATGCTGGGGTGTTGACTGACGAACAACGTCAGTTGATCCGAGCCTATGCCTTCTCGACGGCTAATGATGATCCTGAGTCAATCAAACTTAAGCTCGCAGAAGTCAAGAATCGCCTCTTGTCTGAGATCAAGGTTTTCAGTCAGAAGAACATTGATAACGAATACGTCATCAAGAAGCTGGATGAGACCCGACAGCGCATCGAAGAAGAATCTTTTGAGGCTGTCAACGACGACACGGTGACGCGCTTCATGTTGTACACGAAGCTCAGCTCGGAGCTCACCGGAGAAGAATCATGACTGACGTATCAAAATTACTGCGACGACTTGAGACGTATGATGACTTTGACTACAAGGTCGAGAAGGTTGCACAACCGCCTCTGTTGAAAGAAGAGAACGGTAAGACGGTTGAAGTCGCACAACCTCCCAAGATCATGATGAAAGGAATTCTGCAAAAGGCAGACACCTTGAATCAGAATGGGCGCATCTATCCGTTAGCAGTCCTCGAACGTGAGGTCAGAAATTACCAGAAGTTCATTCTCGAGAATCGAGCGGTCGGCGAGCTAGACCATCCGGATTCATCGGTTGTCAATCTGAAGAACGTGTCACACGTCATCAGGGAGGCATACATCGAACAGGGTACCGTGATGGGAACCATCGAGGTCCTTACTAAAACACCTTCAGGAGCAATCTTGGGCGGGTTGGTTGAGTCGGGCATCAAGCTTGGTATCAGCAGCCGCGGCGTCGGGTCGACTCGTAAGCAAGGCGAGTACTATGTTGTTCAGGATGATTTTCAATTGATCTGCTGGGACATGGTCAGTGAACCATCAACACCTGGCGCATTCATGATCCCTGAGGGGAAATTGATTGAAGTCGCAGAACTCAAGCAGGTCTTCAACCGAACTGACAGGATCGACAGGATCCTAAACGACATCCTGTCATACAAGGGGTGAAGAGATGCCGTTAGATAACCCAAAAAGCGGATTCGGTTATGCAGCAGAATTTCAATCGTCAGCCCTTCCTTGGGTGACGAGTTCAGTTGCTCCTGCCGCAGGTAGTCCCGTCAGATTAGACTTTGGAAGGGTGACTCGTTTCATCACGGTGACAAATCGTGGTTCGACGTCCGACACTTTGAGTTTCGGTTTTACCGAGCGCGGTGTTAAAACGTCAAACAACAAGTACATTCTGGCGATCGGACAATCGATTACGTTAGAGGTTCGTGTTAAGTCACTTTGGTTGCAAGGCGAATCTGGGACGCCCCCTTACAGCATCTTCGCCGGTCTAACGACTGTCGACGCAAGAGACATGCCGCTTCTGTCTGGCTCACAAGCGGATGGAACTCCGGGTTGGCCAGGCGTGGGGTGACCCATGCTTGAGATTGTCAGTTATCCTCACGAGGTTCTGAAACAGAAAGCCTCTAAGGTTGAGTCGTTTGACGATGAGTTGAAAAGACTCATCAGTGATATGGCAGAGGCAATGTACACGTCTAGGGGCGTCGGATTGGCAGCGCCTCAGGTCAATCTTTCACGTCGTGTTCTTCTTATTGACCCGTCGGGTGGGGATGACTCCAACCAATTGGTTGCCGTGATTAATCCTGAGGTCTTCTGGAGGTCTGATGTGATGGAGGTGGGCCCTGAGGGGTGTCTTTCATTGCCTGGCGTGACCCTGCAGGTACCTCGTCATGCATCGGTCAATATTGAGTACCATGATATCATGGGAAATGTTCAACGGATGGCGGCACATGGTTTTCGGGCCCGGGTCCTTCAACACGAGATCGATCATCTTGACGGAGTGACCATGCTTGATCGAGTCGGCAGAGTGGCCCGCAAGCTTGCGATGAAAGGCCTAGGTAAGAACAAATGAAGGCTTCACGAGATCAACTCAAGGCTCTCATAAAAGATATCATGATTGAGATCCTTTCAGAAGGCCTGGGAACGCTACAACCTGGCCATGGCGCAGTTCGTGTCCCTGCACCCGGTCGTCCTCCGATTACTGGCGTGCAAGAACATCTAGCCAACGGAAGACGAAAGCCTCAATATGATTCCCGTCTCGATACTCCTGTCGGTGCTCGACAACCAACTGATGCATTGAAGGAGGCGGTCCGCAGAGAGGCCGCCGCGAGTGGAATTCCGTTCATGGCTGACATTTTAGCCGACACTGCGATGACGACCCTGCCGACCCAACTTGGTGCGGGGGATAGCATGGGACAACCTTCGCCTGGTGGTTCTTCAACTCGGGGACCAGTGCAAGAAGAAAAATTTCACGGAGAAGTCGCTGATGTATTTGGCGACAGTGCGCAGATGAGATCTGACGGTTCGTCGCATTGGGCAGACCTCGCCTTCATGACGCCGGGCAAGAAGTAAGTCGGCGTAATATCGTCGCAGTTAGCTATTTAAACGTAGCACACCACAGGAGAGGTTGCAACATGAAGCCCACTAACAAATCAGCAAAGACGGTCCTGATGACCCCCGATCTTCTTCGGTCAATGATTGAAGAGGAAGTTAAGGGCTTCGGTGACATGGAAGATGTCGAGAAACGTGCGAAAGAAACCGAAGAGCTCGACGCAGATGAGCAAGCTGATGGTTCTGAACACGCTGTCGATTGGAAGAAAGCCAACCACATCAAGGAAGGCGAGACCCTCGACGAGCACATTAACTACATGAAGGCCCTCAAGATTGAAGAGGGACGTTTGTCCAAGCGTTTGGCGAAGGTTCGTGAGGCACTCAACAAGGGTGCTCGCAAGCTCGTCATCGCCAAGGTTGTCTAAGGATAAGAGGGTAACATGGGTCTCCTAGGAAAATACACGACATACGTTGGTGGTGTCGCCACTGACGCGCACAAGCTGCTGGCGAAGCTTTTCCCGGCGAGCCCGTTTGCGACCCCTCTCACTCAGGGTGACGAAAAGGCAGCCCAGAAGATCGTCTCTGACGTGGCGACTGCTAAGGTCGACTCTAAAGGCGTCGGCGGCCTGCAACCTTCGGATGGCGTTCAGCAGGGCGACTTGGGAATGTTTCCGACAGGTGTCAAGCTTGGCTTTGGCGATTCTCCTGACGTTCCCACTGTTAAGTGGTCACGGGCAGGCGATCCCGCGAATCCTTACATGCCAGACATCACGTCGCCTGGACCTGGAAAGACGGATGGAAAAGACAAGTCGTCTGATCCCGGTCTAGACGTCCATAGCGTGCCGAGAACAGATATCGACACCGCCGGTCAGGACCTTCGGAATCCGAAGGCAGATGGCCCGGCTATCTACGGAAATAGCACCATCGGAAACAACCAGACGCCTGGTGATTCGGGTGGTAACGTCTGAGGGCACTCATCTTGAACGAGTGTCCAATACTTAGTCTCAGGTTCGCGGAGAGAGCATGACCAAGCAACTGTACGAAGAAGCTCTGGCGGATGTCAAGAAGGTCAAACAAGTGGCCGAGGACAACGCGAAGCGCGCCGTACTAGAAGCGGTGACGCCGAGGATTCGTCAATTCATCGACCAAGCGCTGCTTAATGAGTACAGCGTTGAAGAAGATGAATTGGCAGCACCAGGCGCGCCCGGCGCACCGGAACCGGAAGGTGATTTGCTGACCGATCTGGTCGCTGTCACTCCTTCGGCACAAGTCCCAGTAGACGCTGCTGGTCCTGCTGCGGCGATCACGCCGCCCGATGCCGAAGGCAAAGTGACGCTTGATATTGACGCCTTGTGTGGCGATCAACCTGGCGTTCCTGTCCCAGCTCCGATGTTTGGCGCAGTTGTTCCTGCCCCAGAGGATGCTGAATACGAAATCAATCTCGAGTCAATCGATACGTTGAAGCCCGTCCTAAGTGTTGCAAAAAATAATGCGACTCCCAAGGATATCGAGGCCAATGTCAACAAGATCGTCGAGCAGGTGGTCCTTTTCGGGAAGTCTAGCAAGGCTGTTCGATCGACCCCCGCCTTCCGCAAGCAAATCGCTCAGATGATTTCTCGTGTGGAGAATATGTATGACTACGTGCAGGAACAGGTAACTGACCCTGCAAAGAAGAGTTCATACGAGACAATGCTCGAGGCCGGCTTTAAAGACCTCAACAAACTTCAGGAGTCAACGACAATGTCGCAGAAGACCAATAAGCAGCAAATGAACGAAGCAGATGTCACGCTCAAGCTGACCGGTCTTCCGGATGACATCGATCTTGATACTGTCGGTGTTGACCTCATCACAGGTGAGGAAGACGAAGAGGGTCTGGATGACCAGGGCGGCGATGATGCCGGCTTTGGTGATGACTTCGATTTGGGCGGCCAACAGGGCGGTCAACAAGGAATGGACAAGGGAGATCAAATGGAAAGCCGTACGCTGAGCGACGACACGATCGTCGAGATCGATGAAAAGATGCTCCGTCGTGAGATTGCTCGGATGCGTAACCTCCGTGAAGATCACTCCGGAACCGGAGGATCGGAGACCAAGGCACAGTCCTGGGGTAACGGCCCAGACCACTTCGATTCTTTCGGTGGTGGCAAGGACGACGGCGAGGCACTTGATGCCGAGATCGTCGACAAGTCCCCTGCTCCTGGCGCACTTCCACTCGGCGAGGCTGATGAAGACCTTGAAGAGGCACAGGACGCGATGGATGAGTCGGACGAGGCCATGGCCGAAGCTGATGACATGATGGATGAGATGGACGGAATTGAAGAGGCAGTTGATGGCCCGGGCCACGGCGGTGATGAAACCACGCCGCACAACGGTCAGAGCCGTCACCCAGGCGAGTCCGCCGATTCAGTTCGTTCAGAAGGACTACGTCGTCTGGCCTATGAGAAAAAGCTACAGGAACGCGCTAAGGCGCAGGCTGCATCCTTGAAGAAGGAAGCCGCTGCCGCTACGGCGAAGAAGAATGGCAAGCGCCTTGCCGAAGTCAAGAAGGCGTACGCAACGGTTGCGAAGCGATTCAATGAGTCGCTGGCCCGTTCAAAGAAGGTTCAGCAGATCGTGGCCTCGGCCACGAAGAAGCTGCAGGAAGCACGCTCGAATAGCGCTGCTGCACGGCCCGCGGAGAATGAGGCCGTCGAGTCTCTCCGCAAGAAGTTGGCAGAAACGAATCTGTTCAACGCGAAGCTCCTCTATACGAACAAGCTTCTACAGAACGAGCAGCTCAGCACTCGCCAAAAGGCGCAAGTGATCAAGCAGCTCGATTCCGCGAAGACTGTCCGAGAGGCCAAACTGGTCTATGAGTCACTTGCCGATGCACTGGCAGGTACTTCGAAGCCGGTCAACGAGAGCGCGGATCGCAAGGTCATGGGCTCTGGTTCCAGGGCGACCCGCCCCGTGTCGACTCAGACCCTCAATGAGGGTTACGAGGCCGAGCGGTGGGCGCAGCTAGCAGGCATCACCAAGCGGTGATCGCTCAGGATTCGGTTTTCACAACTACTTAGAAGAGAGACAACAGGAGACACAGATGAAGTTCTTCACTATGGAACAACTCGCCGCAGGTATCAAAGAGCGGCACGTCGGCGCTGAACGAGCTCGCCTTGTCGAGAAGTGGAGCCGCACTGGCTTGCTTCGCGGCCTGGATGGCTACAAGCGTGAGACGATGGCACAGCTCCTGGAAAACCAGGCAGCACAGGTCCTCAAGGAGTCGAACTCCCTATCCACCGGTGGAGCGAACGTCGCTTCATCTGGTCAGATCCAGGGCTTCTCCAACATCGCCTTCCCGATTGTCCGCCGAGTCTTCGGTGGGTTGGTCGCGAATGAGCTGGTTTCGATCCAGCCGATGAGCCTTCCGTCCGGCCTGATCTTCTACCTTGACTACACCTACGGCAGCAATGTCGGTGGTGATGCAGGTGTCGGTCTGTCGAACTCGGCAACCGCTGAGACCTATCAGCGCGGCCAGTCGATCTACAACAACCCAACGGGTAAGGGCATCCAGTCTGGATCGCTCGCCACGGGTGGTATGTATGACCTGGTCAACGTGGGATTCACCCGCGTCCACAAGAACAACGAGACGATCTCCGGATCGAACCTCGCAGTCGGCGCTTTCAATGGCCCCAACGGATCGTTCGTCTCGGGTACCATCGCTTCGGTGACGGACTTCTCGGGTACCAACGCTCGGATGTTGAACTTCGATCCGCAGATTGAAGTTGATCTCAGCAACGGTCTCCTTGACGTTGCCTTCGTCCACCTCTCGGTGGCAGCAATTCAGGCAGGTATCGCCCAGGGCGACTTCCTGTCGGTCGAGCAGATCAGCCTCTACGGTCTGCAGTCTGCAGGCGGCGCAGTCGCCTGGGGCGATCAGTACCAGTCTGGCGGCGGTGTCCTCAACCTCCGTCGTCTGAACAAGCGCGGCAACTTCGTTGCTCCTCGCTACACCGCTGGTGGAAACCTCCTCGCAGGTGGAACGTTCACCCCGGCACCGCTGAACGGCGACCACGTCCAGCTCGTCCTCCGAGTCACCGACGGCGGCGCGTCCCCGACGATGAACACGGCAGTCCAGAAGGTCTCGATGGCAATCTCGGATGCACTGGTCGCTGGCGACAGCACTGGCGCGACTCTGACGGTTCCGTCCTTCGAGTCTGACTTCTCGACGACTCCGTCCCCGGCGATCCCAGAGATCGACATCAAGATCGAGTCTATCTCGATCACGGCAACGACCCGCAAGCTCCGCGCTCGCTGGTCTCCGGAGTTGGCACAGGACCTCAATGCGTACCACTCGATGGACGCTGAGGTTGAGTTGACCAGCATCCTCTCTGAGCAGATTGCTCTTGAGATCGATCGCGAGATTCTGAACGACCTCGTCACCGAGGCAAACGGCGCGAACATGTACTGGAGCCGCGCTCCTGGCAAGTTCGTCAACAAGCTGACCGGCGCACCGGTCAACCTGGCGTCCTCGCTGGCCATCGGCCCGCAGTTCACCGGCACCGTCCGTGAGTGGTACGAGACCTTGGTCGAGACCATCATCGATTGTGCGAACACCATCCACCGCAAGACCCTCCGCGGTTCTGCGAACTTCATGGTCACGTCCCCGGACGTCTCGACCATCCTTGAGAGCTCAGTGCTCTACAAGCCGAAGTTCACGCTCGACGGCGAAGGTCAGGTCGGTTCTCCTTTCACCGTCGGTGCAGAGGCAGTCGGCACGGTGAGCAACCGCTTCACGGTCTACAAGGACCCGTACTTCCCACGGAACCGGATCCTCGTCGGCTACAAGGGCGGCAGCTACCTCGAGACGGGCTACGTGTACTCACCGTATGTCCCCCTGATCGTCACCCCGACGATCTTCGCACCTGAGGACTTCACCCCCCGCAAGGGCGTGATGACCCGGTACGGCAAGAAGATGGTCCGCTCGGACTTCTACGGCACCGTCACCATCCTCGACATGAACATCATCTGAGCAATCAGATAACGTAAGGTTGAAGGGGCTCCCGCAAGGTGAGCCCTTTTGCCGTTTAAGGTCCCAAAATTGACCTTCGACGTTGCCCTCAGAATAAACGCCGGCTCAGTGATGTAGTTGCCAATGGCCTTTATGGGCAATTTTCTACCTTCAGATGCAGATGAAAAAGATCTGCAGGCACGGTTGTACACAGTGGCATGATCTGAGTAAGTTCTAACACGACGGCACGATAGACAAGCCGAAACGAACTTGGAGAAAGACACGACCATGGCAAACAACATTCCGACGAACAAGAACGCAATTCTTCGTACCCGAACCGACCGCACCGGTAAGTTGCGCACTGAGACCGCTCGCCGGGACGATGGCCAGCTCGATGTGGCGATCAGCACTGATGAGCGCAACAACAGCACCCGCGTCTTCATTGATGCTTCGGGTCGTGAAGGAAATTTCACGTATCCGGATCTCGAGCTGAACGGACGTCAGGCCCGCACGCTGTTCCTTGCCCTTGCGAAGCACTTCAACGCACAAGGTAAGTTCTTCTGAAAGAACATGACCTCACATGAGGTGTAGGATGAGGCAGGCAACCCAGACGGGCGCCTGCCCGTTCCACATTTGGAGACAACATGAAAATCACGAAGGAAGAAGCACTCGCCCTATCCAAGGTGTTGCATCACAACATCAATCGCTATACCTCTGACGAATCAAAGTCAAATCATGACTTGACTCTCGAGGAACTGTCAGCTCGACTCGACGAATATCTCGTCTACGGGGGCGACGAGGAAGAGACTGAAGACGAACACGAATGTTGTGATCACAGTGAGGAGGATGAAGAAGATGAGGAAGCTGAAGACGACGGCGACGAAGAGGAAGATTCTTCAGACGAAGAGGACGAAGAAGAAGACGAGGAGGAGTCCGACGAAGAGAGTGACTCTGAGGACGATGAATCTGACGAGTCTGACGAAGAAGAACTCGACGTCGACGGATACGTCAGCGTCGGAGACCTCCACGAACTGAGGTCTGTCAAGAGCACGAATGGATCTCTTGAATTCGAGTCAGATGAAGAGGATGACACCGCAGGGGTCGTCGATGTTCTGCTCGACGGGTACCATGACCTGACCATCACCCACCTCCGACGCAAGGGCAAGGAGCTACATGTTCGTGATGATCATGGTGAATGGCACGTCTATAGCATTGTCAAGTTCCCGACGGCATGGGTCGACCTGTTGCCGCTCAATGAACTTGTCAAGATCGAGGACTGATGAAACTGAACATCAACGCGAAAGAGCTGCTAGCTCTTCACAACTTGCTCTATGAGAAGTTCGAGAGCAGTTACGATGGAACGAAGTACGAACCCGGGTCTGAGGAAGAAAATTCCAACGTCCAGCTTCGACAGGTCTACAATCGACTCAAGGCATGCATCGTAGCAGCCCTGACCAACAGACAGGTCGATCCAGTTGATGCCTTTCTCTCAAAGGAACAGGCGAAGATTGACAGGTTGAAGGAGGACCTGACGGACGTCAAGAAGGATCAAACAAACCTCGTTGAGGAATTGAAGGCTGATGACTTCTTCGTTCCAGGTAAGGACGAGACCTTCGATGCACCAGAGTATCCTCGTCGAGGCCGCGGCGGACATCGCGGTGGAAACCGCGGCGGTCATAAGCGGTGAAAAACAGCCACAGCGGGTGGTAGATATAAGTCAGCTAGTCCATCACGGCAACCCATAAACGGGTAGGACCACCCGCCGCCTCTTTGGAGGTCGCGAAGCAAGAGAACTTCGGTTCGCTTGGTTGCGGGTGACGCCGTCTACTTGCTCCTTGACAACCTAACTGTAGACTGTACCCGATTTGATTCGGGGGCGACAGGTTTCGACATGGTTCGGAAGCCCGACGCTGCAAGCCATGGTGCACGAGGGACCATGTAAAAACCCATGTGACGTATAATTGCGAACGATAACGCAGTTGCTCCTCTCGCCCTAGCGGCCTGAGAGGTTGGGTTCGCCCATCGACCTCGAAACAGAATGATGGGATGTGGGACCAGACATGCTGGGCCAAAAACGCCGAAACGCTGGGCGTAAAACGTAGTGTCGTTTCTGAGGGACGAAACGTAAAAGACGCCCCCTAGACCCGCTCTGAGGTCGAGAACATAGAAGAGACAAGCTTGTAGACGTGTTAGGAAGAAGCGTCATGGACCCGGGTTCGATTCCCGGCGCCTCCACTGCACGGAGTGACCCATTTCGGGTCTCCTGAAAGACAAGCATGGCATCACAGAAAGACTACCGCAAGGCCAACGGCCGGCGAGTAGAGGGTTACGGTCTCGCAGTTAGGATTGCTCAAGAAGTGAAAGGCATGATGCTCGCTCAGGCGTTCGTCGTGGTGAAGTCTGCTGGCTTCAAACTCAGCATTGACAAGCACGACGGGGTCCCGAGAAAAATCGGGAGGTCAGAAGACATGACCACCACCATTCATGTCGATGTCATTGACGGCTATGTCAGGAGCAGTCGAGCGTCAAATGCTGACCAACGGAGCAGGTGAGCCTCGAATCCCGATTGATCAAGTCAAGCCCGGGACCATCGCGCGTTTTGGTGTCGACGACGACATGACAGTGTTGGTCGTTGCAAATTTTGAGTCTGTCTCAAGACATCAATATGGCGACAAGCAAGTCCGTCGATTGATCATGTTCGGTTGCTTCTGTGACGAACCAGGTCCATTTGACGCCAATCGTGGTCAGCGACCTTATGAAGAAGGTCGCCTCATGGATCATGACTTTGGCATGAATGAAACCATGACCGTGTTGCTGGTGCCAGAATGAGATTGTGACGGTTGATGGCACCCTACGCACGACAGATGGACAGTTCAATCCTGATCGCATAGGTATTGTGGTCAACGGTGGCCTGGCAAAGGCACCCAGATAGGGTAGGATTATCGCATGTCAGCAGCAACAGAGTACCTGATGGAGCAGATCAGGGATATTGAGGGTCAAATCAAGACGGCCCAGACCAACGGACAGGACACGGCACAGCTTAAGCTGAACCTCGACTTTCTTCAAAAGCGCCTCGCTCAACAGGCCGGTGCACTCACCGAAGGAAAACAAATTTTAAAGGGATGATGAAGAAGTCGCTAGACGAACAGATTGCCGACCTCATGGAGAGGATCACGGCGGTCGCTGTCAGCGGCGGCAACGTCGACCCGCTTCGCGAACAACTCAGACAATTGGCGGCCCGTAGGCCTCCGGAAGAGAAGAAAGATGTCAGCTCAGAAAGTCAACCTGTT